ATCGCACAATGTGTCGCGACTCTGCATTGGATGAGAAATTTCTCTTCCTACAGAGCGCCTTCAGGGACGAAAATGCCCCTGGGAGTTTAATGGACCTAGTCAGTTCATCAATTAACTCAGAGAAACCGCTAGAGGAACCCTATTTCGGTCTAGATGCGGCCTTGCCGCATCAGATCCTCCAGTGGGCGGTTGAGACTTGTTGCAATCAGGGGTACCTACCCCAGCCATCGACAAGATGGTCGGCAGAGCGTCTGCTTGATAGAACAATTTTCAATCGTGCTTCCATACGAGCTAAAGCTCATTTTCAACCCGAAAGTGGAAACAAAGTACGTGTACTCGGCTGCGGACCTGCCGCAGTCACTGTTGCATTGCAACCCTTCGCCCATTGGCTCGAAGGTGTTGTAAACTCGTACCCCTCGTTGAGGTCGGCCTTCACAAGGTCCTATAAAGGGTGGGACTTTTCTGTCTCACTCATGAGAGGGTCATGGATTCCAGACCCTCTTGACGGACTTTCAGTGTTCGACCTCACCGGTGCATCAAACGGTTTGAATACCGCTTTCTTGCGAACTTTTGGAAAAAAGATCATTTATGCTGAAAGCAAAGATCCTGACCAAATCTTCTACCTCACACAGATGCTTGAATTGCTACTTGCGCCTAGGCTAATGGAGGTTAGAAGGAACCATGACGATCGTAAATACCGCGTTATCCATAATACTAATGGTATACATATGGGTGATCCTGGTACAAAGGAAATGCTCTGTATTACCAGCGCTCTTCTCGAGATCATGGTCTACGGCTTGCATCCAAATCTGCCACCAGCACAGGTTGCCGGTGATGATAATATAGGTTTAAAATCTAAACGGATGCATGACGGCATCATAGCGAAACATATCCAGTACGGAAATGAAATACGCCGTGATAAGTCACAATACTCAACTATATTTGTTTGGTATTGCGAGGAGATTATTCGGTATTTGCCGGGGTCCATTGGAATGCGTAAAGCTCCTTGGCAAGTCGATTACGAAACCGAAAATATCCATCTAGACGTTGTCAAGATGAGACTCCTGTCACCCTTCTCGTCCACTTCAAACGATCAAGCTTCGGAGAAGAATCCCGCGTATGGGAAAGGGGACGCTCTCTGGGAATTTCTACAGAATGTGAACAGAGAGGAGATAGTTGAATTTGTTCGACATACCTTTTTCAATTGGATGTCAAGCTATCTAAAAGATGATCCGTTGAAATTCTTGCCGCGAGTTTGCGGAGGGAACAATGTTCCCTACGTGGGCAACCGTCAAGAACTATACGAAAGAATCATGTCCGTTTCAGGACCACTGATTGCCACTTTATATCGGAAGATCCGATTCGAGGCAGACCCACCGCCTCTGTTTAGTGTCATCTTGAGCCGCATGTCCACAGGAAATGTGGCTCGAGGAGTGATCGATCCGATCAGCTTCTCTTTGACCGCTCAATTTGCGGCAATTGCCTTCGGGCAGTTTCGAGATAAAGCACGAACTCTCAGTGATTTCCAGCAAGAACTGCAGGGTACTAAGAGTTACACCGTAGGTCCAAAGGACGCTTTACGTTTCGCGCGATCTCAAGGCTATCTCAATTATAACGATATCGTTGAAAATCTCGATCGCCTCACTACCATGAGAATCTCTATGGCGTGTGCGGCGGGTGCCATCCCGTTGGATAGCATCCTACCTTCTAGGAGAAAACGTCTCCAGTCACCAAGCGAGGTGCTCCATCAGTTTGTCGATGAAGAGCT